TTTCAATTGGCGGTAGCAGATCGGCGGCTTCAAATGGAAACGCCTTAGTGTCTGTTGTAGAACGCTCCATGAAACGCCCAAGGATACCGTCAACACGATTCCTGATGCCTCTGAAATGGGTTAATACCCTACCAGCCAATTCGTCCGTTTCTTCCTCTCGTTCATCCATTATCTGTCGTCTGAGAATCTGGCTCCGTGGCGCAACCCTCGGCCCCTTAATCTCAGGCAATATCGGATAGGACTGCTCGACCGGGGCCGCATCAATCGCAACAGGTGCTGACCCTCCATCAGCCACTTCAAAGATCGAGGACGGAATGCGGCGTATCGCTCCGTTGGTAACGGCATCAAATCCAAGAGCCGTCCGAGCCTCGTTTAGAGTTATGACACCGCCAGTAAATAGGCTGTTGATTCTCAATGTTGTTGCCGCCTGATCGTCCAGCACCGACCTCATCTCGGCCCAATCAACAGTTAGACTCTCATTGCCTGTGTATTCATTAAATAGATTGCGGTTAAAATACCTGATAATTCTGGATACTAGAGGCTCCAGTGTTTCCGAATGGAATGTCAAACGAGCCTCTCGGTAGTTGCTGAAGGTCGATCTCTGGAGTCCGACATTTGCGCCGACTAGGATTGGAGGCACTCCGAACACGGCGCAAATCCTAGACTCTGTTAGGTTGTGCAAATCATTCAAGGCCATGTCCTTGGGACTCTGGGCCATCGGCTGATACTCAGCGTCATTATCTAGCACCGCTATTCGGTGGAAATTATTAACCCCACCGAATTGACTCCTCCATCTAGCCCTAATCGTCGCCGCTTCTTCCGCAGACGATAACCGCTTTTTTAACTTGAGCAAGCCAGAGGGAACCCCGGCGTTTTGGAAATATACTTTGGCGAAATCGGTCATGTTCAGATCAAGATTCACTGTACGGGACGCAACCTGGAGAGGGCTTAAACCGTATATATCCCCTGCCGGATTGGGAAGCGCAAGATGGCACATATCGTCCACTTCTATCTTGTACTCTTTACCGCCTACCTCATAGACATATCCAGCGGCTCCATAATCCCCTGCGATAATAGAAACTCGGTCGGGCCGGAGTAAATAAAGGGCCGTCACCTGATTGCCTCGGCTCCTCTCCTTCAGTGCGTAAGCGTTTCCCGCAACCATGAGGAATGTGACGAGCCGTTCGGTGAATGAATACCAATCGTGATATGGATTAGGTTTGGAAATCAGGTCATAGAGTAAACCACGCTCGACTTCTACACTGCCGCCGTCAGTCGAGGGAGCGGTTACAAAGTATTTAGGAGTAGCCGCTGAGACTGCCAGTTCCCTAATGCAGGCGTGCACAATCTCGTTCTTGTTGTACCCCTCAGAAGCGAAATTCGCATAGTTAACGTCTGGGTATGACGCCTGACCGACGTCGAGGTTTAGCGGTACGGTGGTTGAAAGTTCTTCCTGTTGCTTGCGAAACAACGTATCCCAGAACGCCAATAGTGACCTCCATCGATGTTTGGGCTTGCGCCTCGGACACTACACCGGATAGGCCACTGCCAAGCAGATTACCACAAGATACAGAAGTCGGTCAATTCGTTTTATCGGAGATGCTAACGCCTTCAACCACAATAGGCACAATTGACACCTTGGGGCCACGACCCCGGACATTTTCCTTCTTATCGCATAGGAACACTCTGTCATCATCACCTGAATACCACTCCCCACCGTGTACGATTAGAACCCCACACTTCGGACACCTTCTCCCCTTCCTGTCACCGAACAGGTAGCTACAATCTGGACACTCATGCAAATGCAATTCTCATCTCCTTTTTTCTAACAAATAACACAATTTGGGTCACATCTTACATCTAGACTACTCAAAAGATTATAGTCAGTGCTATCGTTGGCCCACGTAATCCAAATCGGGATAGTATGACCCGGATTATAAAGGGCCAACCCCTCATTGATTTGGACATGCCATCCGTCCTTGGCCAGTTCTGCTAACTCCGCAAAGTCCTCACCTTCAAGATCGTATGGCTCACTAACGTAAACTGTCGGGGCTTCCTTGTGTTTCAGCATGTAACAATGGTCTTCCCAATCATAGGCATGATGTTCGCCTAGAGATCGTCCGGGGTAGTTGGGGCGGTGTTGATCCCATCCCTTAACACGCCGAAAACCTCTAGCCTTCACAATCGCCTCGTTATGCACGGCTTCTAAATGCGACATTAGTCCTCAACCTCATTGCGAGTCTTACACCTAGAACAAACGACAACGGTTCCCTTCACCGCCTTCTCGGCGAGGAGCTTTCCGCACGTTTCGCACCTCAATTCTTTTGTTGTTAGTAGTGGCATTCGTTGTGGCATTCGCTGTGGCATTATCACCATACTCCTACCCCTGCCGCTCCTGTCCTGCCATAGACAGCCAGAGCCAGGGCCATTACGCAATCATCGTGCATACCGTCAGGAGCCGAGTACCTTACGCCTGTCCTCGTGTATTCGTAAGTAAATATATCTAGCTCAGACACGATAACTCCTTGAGGATATCGAACCTCTGAAGACTGAATCGCAACTGCCAATCCTTCCATTAGTTTTTGTTTAGACGATGAGGAGAAATTATAGCCTTCAACGTTGGACAATTCACGCTGGAGCCTCTCCACTATAGGATCACCCACGCCTGTTGAGTCTACCACCGCCGATACCGATCCTATCTCCTGTGCTAACTTTCTAACAGTCTCCTCCCACGGTAACTGATAACGATCAAGCCGGCAAACCGCCCCAGCTTCATCAAGCCCAACAGCCACAGTCCAATCAACGGACTTTGCCAGATCAACACCATAGACCACTGGAGGATTTGAGCTAATATCCCCAATACATTTTCTGATAGCTTCCTGCCCAAAAGGATTGCCACCATCGTCAGATGGCTCCGCAAAATAAAGCTCCTTGAAGACCGATTCCGGCAGTTGGCGTTTTGCCTGTTCTATCTCATCAGCGTCTATAATCCCGGCCTCTATCGCATCCGCTGCCGTCAATTTTGAATACAACCAATTAGGTTCCCCACCCTCTGCGACTCGTGCCATGCGATAAGCCCAATTCCTTCTGCCCTTCACATTGCCAATGATCCGCACTGGCCCACGAGTTGCTGTCAGTGTCGAGCGGATAGCGTGCCACGCCTCCTCACGCATCCTCGACGCCTCATCCATCACGGCAGCGTAAACGTCCTCACCGTAGAGGTTGTCCGGCTTCTCTGCCGATCTGAACGAAATGACTGAACCGTTAACAAGAGTGATGGTTAGTTCTGATTCGTTTGCGGTATAGAGCTTCTCGTTTATTCCTCTTTTGAGCCTACGAAAAGCAACCTTGGCTTGTGGATAGACAGGGCTGATCCACCAGAACGAATGACCCGGCTTTCCATTCATGGCTTGTTCCAAGAGCCACGCAATACAAGCGACAGTCTTGCCGCATTTCGTTGACCCTTCTATGATCCCATAACGTTCAGAACAAAAGATTGCAGCCTGCTGTTTAGGATATAGGTTTGGTCTCCGATAGCTGATCCTCGGCGTTGTGTCCGTTGAGGTAATTACCACTTGCCGCCTCGATATTAAACGTTACTTCGCCCTGGGTCAAACTGACAGATCGTTGGTCAATTGTAATCATCGGTTCGTTCGGAATTACTCCGTTAATCTCGCTGATCCTGTGCATGATTTTCAGAACCATGTTCGTTGCTGCCTCGTCGCCTGTTAGGGCTTGAGGCCACCATTTGGAAAGCAAGGTCATATACCGATCCATCTGCAACGCTCGTACACTATCCGCAGTCCGGCTGTGGGTCTTGGCTAATTCCTGCAACACAGTCTTAACGTCCCTGTGAACCAATCCCTTAGATACACCCAACGCCTCGGCTATCTGGCGCTCCGTGGCTCCGGCCTTGGTCAGTTCCAGCATCTGATAACGTCGTGTCTCGGCAGTCACCCTCATGGCCTTGGTCGGGTTAAGTGCTCTTTGTTTACGCTTCGCCATCAGACCTTCACCGCCTTCTCCCCGGTGTAGTCCTCCCACCGCTTGATCGCCACATCGCAATACCTCGGCTCGATCTCCATCGCATAGCACCGACGGCCCAGACGCTCGGCGGCGATGATGGTCGTGCCGGAACCGACGAAGGGGTCGTAGACATCCCCTTCGTGGTAGGACATGGGTCGCTCCATACACTCCAACGGCTTCTGTGTACTATGCCCACCATCAGGAGCGTCAGGTGAAATGTTCTTGTCTAGTGATATATCCCAGACCGTCGAGGCATTCATAGGGCCAATCCATGAAGACTGCCTCCCCTTCCTGACCGCATACCAACACGACTCATGCTGGAACGTGTAATGCCCTCGTGAGATTGGAAAGTGAGGCTTCCTCCACATGACCGATGCCCGAATCTCTAACCCTACAGACTGAAGTGCATTCCCTGAAACAATACAATCCGCAGCCGGGGCTGACCAACAATAAACCACATCACCTTGGAATAATTGCCAAGCCTCAGACCAATCAGCCCTATTATCTCCTGTGAACTTTCCAAGTCGCCCACCAACCCCTCTCCATTCAGGCTCATAATCCACCCCATAGGGTGGATCGGTCACCATCAGCGTCGGTGTCTGACCGTCCATGAGAGCGACGACGTTGCCCTCTGAGGTGGCATCCCCACACATCAGGCGGTGTTGCCCCAAACGCCAGACCTCTCCTCGCTGAACCGTCGGCTCGTAATCGTCGGCCTCTGCCTCGTCGATTGCACCACCCACATCCAAGTCCTCGTCTGGTGGGTCTGGGTCTGGTATAGTCAGGGGTTCGTAACCATTAGCCAATGTTTCTAAGAGAGCATTAACCGTATCATTCTCAGATGTTACAGTTTCCAAAAGTTCCGTTAATCTCTCCTCATCTCTCCCGGCCATTGCAGCCAACGGATCAAGGGTAGCCAACA